TACATATATGAAATCATAAGTATGATTAAGATTAGGTAGTACATACTCAGACTTAGATTGAATTGATAATAGGTTCTTATACTTCTTGGTTCGTTCTAGATAGTAAGTATGAACATTGTCGAATGAAATGTTTTTATGTTCAGTTTCATCTGAACCTTTCCAGGTATCTATATCTGTTAGGGTAGATGTTGGGTCAGTTAATATATTATCAAGTAGCCATACTGAAGCGTCGCCTGTATAGGCTCCGATCTGTAAGAACTTTAGATTAGGTAAACCTTTGAACTCAGATAGGTTATCTTCGAAATTGTACTTCTGACCTTCAAACCAATTAGGGTAGGTAGTTGTACTGTTCATAGTTATACTCCTAGTATATATTATATAGACCCCTTCGGGGTCTTATATATAGTATAATATATCTAAGTATACACATAGGAATTCTGATTGTTGGTAGGCGACTTAACCTTGCCTACCTTTATCCACAACCTGATGTGCTATGATACTCCGATGACCATACAACTAGATGAATATACATTACCTGAACATATATCTTACTCTGCATTTACTACCTTTGTCGACTGTGGATATCAGTACTACCTAGGTCGACTACTCAACTTACCAGAACAACCATCGGTATGGTCGGTAGGCGGATCATCATTCCATACCGCTACTGAACTATGGGACTTGGAGAACCTATGATTAGTATTGTTAACGAAGAGGGTGGCATCACCACCATCAAATGGGAAACTTATAACGCTATTATGCGTGAGCGATATGAAGATGGATTGCAAGAAACAAGAGCGGTTATAGTTGGCGCTATACAAAATGCTATTGACAAAACAGTTCACACTCAAGAGCATCCAGAAAATTTAGCAGGACTTAGTATTGCCCTACGATTAGCAAAGCAGGTTAAACTTGGTAACGAGTAGTACACTTGCTCTATGGGATAAAGCGTGGACTAAAGAGTCAGATGGTGTTGACCTAACCTTTGCTCGTGTAGGTGGTAGAACATCTAAAGCATTCCCTAATAGGGAGAACGTAGACTTCTGGCAACAGATAGGACCTGAGTGGGTTCAGTCTTATATTGATTGGCGAACAGCCAATACTAACTGGAAGATTTGGTACACCCCTGAAGGTGCGCCTGCTGTGGAGTTGGGGTTAACTCCAGTCTTTGCTGATGTGCCAGTAAAGATGGTTCTCGACAGAGTGTTTGAAGTTGATGGCGAGTTGGTCGTGGTCGACCTTAAGACTTCACAACAAACCCCAACTAGCACCTTACAACTTGGGTTCTATAAACTAGGACTCAAACAAATATTTGGTATAGATATTAAATACGGTACTTACTGGATGGCTAGAGATGGTGGAACTTCCCGACTAGTTGATCTCAGTGATTACACTGAAGAGAAACTTGAGTACTTAGTCGGCTACTTCGATAAGGCACGCAAGGCTGGTATATTTATTCCTAATACAAACAACTGCAATCGTTGTGGGCTAACAGAACACTGTCAGTTCACTTCGAAGAAATGAGAGAAACAATGGCAAACGAAGACTGGAAACTACAAGTTTCCTATAAGACACCGTCAGGTGATATGATAAACGTACGTGCTAATACTGCTGATGAACTATCAGTATTGTTAGAGGGCGTAGGAGATTACTCTACACAGATTGCTGCTACTCAGCAAAAGATCGTAGGTTCATACGCTCTAAACCCGTCCTCGACATCGAGTTCCACTACAAGCACAAGGCCCTCGACTTACTCCGCACCAACCCCGGTATCGCCAGCGTCAGGTACAGCGTCACCCGTATGCAAACACGGAGCCCGTATATGGCGAGAGGGAATCAGTAAGGCTAGTGGTAAACCATATGCATTCTGGTCTTGTCCTTCACCACAAGGAACACCTGACCAATGCAAGCCAGTAAATTAAAAAACTGGTATAAAACTTTTTTCGGAACTAGAAAGGATCCAGGATGCGTACACTTATCAGATCAGTTGGTCGTGCCAGTATCGGTGGGGAACCATTGCCATCGTGCTTTAAGGCATTTGAATCAAACAAGATCATCATCCGTAGATCCGAAGTTTCAATGTTTGCGGCAGCACCAGGAGTGGGAAAGTCTACACTAGCATTAGCACTAGCATTAAAGATGAAGGTGCCAACACTTTACATCTCTGCTGATACTAATGCACACACTATGGCTATGCGGTTAGCGTCTATGATTTCTGGAAAAAACCAAACAGATGTAGAGGGTATGCTGCAATCTGATGTTGGTTGGACTAAGGCTACTCTCACAAAGAGTAGCCATATAGTCTGGTCATTTGAATCTGCACCAACGCTACAAGATATTGATGAAGAAGTTCAAGCCTTTGAAGAACTATGGGGTTGCTCACCTACACTTATCATAGTAGATAACTTAATGGATGTTGCTACTGATGGAGGCGAAGAGTTTGCTTCTATGCGTGCTATTATGAAGGAGTTAAAGTATCTTGCTCGTGCTACTAATTCGGCTGTTGTCGTTCTTCATCACACTAGTGAGGCTGTTCTTGGGGCACCGTGTCAGCCACGCTCTGCTATCCAAGGTAAAGTGGCACAACTTCCAGCGCTTATATGTACACTTGGTGTTGTCGGAACTTCAATGGGTGTTGCTCCAGTTAAGAACAGATATGGCAGAGCAGACGCAGGTGGAGGACTAATGACTTGGATTGCATTCAACCCTGAGTATATGTTTGTCGATGATATTCCAGAGAATCACTAATGCAAAAAGATATTAACAATTATACTATAACTACAAGTAAGAATTCTCTGGACTGTTGGGGAATTGGAATGGAGTACTATGCACTATTTGAATTTACTAATGATAATGTTCCACGAATTGACGCTAGGGTTATTAGGTTTGATCTCATATTTTTCTCTATTAACATAACTAGATATCCTAAGGTGGCGTGGCGTGAGTAAAAAACTTAGGATTAGGAACCCATTCTACTTTGTAGATAATGAATGGACATCTGTTAATTGTTTTCATTGTGGCAGACAGTTCGTAATTTACATACCAAACATTCGTGTGGCAAATTATTGTTTGGATTGTGAATGAGTTCATATGGTAAGCGCAAAGGCGCTACATTTGAGACTGGTGTAGTTAAGTGGCTTAGGTCTAGAGATATTCTAGCAGAGAGATTGACTAAGGCTGGCGCTAAAGATGAAGGTGATGTTGTTGCTTTCTTAGATGGAGCAGCAAACATACTAGAGTTAAAGGCAACAAAGAAGTTAGACTTACCACAGTTCTGGCGTGAGGCTACGGTTGAAGCAGAGAACTATGCTAAGGCTAGAGGATTAAAAGAAGTACCATATAAGTTTGTAATAGTTAAACGTAGGCAGGCAGGCATAGATAAGGCTTGGGTGGTGGAAGATTTTGAACAATGGATTAAGAGGGCGGGCAAATGACTTACCAGATATTAGACAAATACTTACACACTACGGAGCACAAGTCCGACAAGGACACGGGCAAGTTAATCTCAAGTGTCCATTCCACTCCGACACTCACCAATCAGGAAGTGCTAATCTCGACGATAACATATACATATGTTTTGCCTGCGGAGTCCAGGGTAATAGTTTACAAATTGTCGCACAGCAAGAGAGGGTAGATATACGTGAAGCAAAGCATATCGCAGAAAGAATTGTTGGGGGTAGCGACCCAGAAGTACGCGGCAAACATTTATCAGGCAGAAGATTACCTGCGAAGCAGGGGTATATCAATGGAAGCAGCACGTCTGGCGCGATTAGGCGTAGTCGTGGAACCTGAGATAGGACACGAAGTATTTACTGGTAGATTATCTATTCCTTATATCACTAAGAGTGGTGTTGTTGATTTAAGATTTAGATCTCTTAACCCAGCAGTTGAACCTAAGTATATGGGTATGACTGGGGCTGAGACAAAGATGTTTAATGTATTAGATATAGAACGAGCAGGCGATCATATAGGAGTGTGTGAAGGTGAATTGGACACGATTACTTTATCTAGTTGTATTGGTATCCCTTGTGTTGGGGTACCTGGTGCTAACAGTTGGAAGAAACATTATACAAGATTACTTGCAGACTTTGAAAGGGTATTTGTTTTTGCGGATGGGGATCAACCAGGCAAAGAGTTTGCCAATAGTCTTGCAAGGGAACTGCCAGTCACAGTCGTGCAATTGCCAGACGGAGAAGATGTAAACAGTTCATATGTAAAGTATGGTTCCGATTATATTAAAGATAAGGCTGGATTAAATGAATAAAGAAATCCCTCCTTGCCCTGAATGCGGCGAGAGATTTGAGAATGTATTCCAAGCAACAGATCATTTGCTTGAGGATGACGATGAGTTTGACCCAGCATTACTATTGCCTAATGGTACCAAGTTAATGATAGGTTCTTTGCTTAGGTGTTTGTATAAATATGCAGACAAACCTGAACAGGTCAAGACTATAACGCAGTCTACATATATGACATTGTTTACGGCAGAGACACAGCCAGAAATTATTAAGAACATAGTAGAAGAAATGATAATCGAATCACAGATGATGGAAATAGATGACGAACTTAAACAATTACTTGAAGGAGGGCAGTGAAGAATGGCAGATTATAACCCACTTGGAAATGCAAGGTTTCCCTATAAGTCAGATAAAGAAGATGGATGGGAAACTCGTAATTACCCTAACAGTACCTCTTTTGAGTCAGCAGTTGGAACAACATACCAAGAACTACTAGATCTATTGCTATCTAAACATAAAGATTACGGCCCAAAGAATATTGCTGATGCACCTGGTGGTGCTATCAATGGACTGCGGGTGCGTATGCACGACAAGTTAGCACGTATAAATAACTTGGTTGATAGTGGCAAAAATCCAGAGCACGAATCCATTGAAGATTCTTTCAAGGATATGGCGAACTATGCAATCATAGGGTTGTTAGTTCTTAGAGGAAAGTGGGACAAATGAAGGTTATAGTCTGCGTATCTGACTTGCAGGTACCGTACCACGATAGGAAGGCAGTCTCAGCACTGTCTAATTTCATAAAGAAATATAAACCTGACGAGGTTGTATCTGTTGGGGACGAGATGGATATGCAGACTATCTCAAAGTGGAGTAAGGGAACTGATCTCGAACACGAAAAGTCTATTGCTAAAGATAGAGATGAAACTCATCGAGTGCTTGAGTCATTAAAGATTAAACATATGATTAGAAGCAATCATACTGATAGATTATTTAATACAATTAGAATGAGAGCGCCAGGACTTGCTGGCTTACCTGAGTTAGAGTTAAAAAACTTCTTAAGACTTGATGACTTAGGTATTACATACCACGAAAAGCCATATGAATTAGCACCTAACTGGTTGCTATTGCACGGCGACGAGGGTAATGTGCAACCTACTGCTGGTGCTACCGCACTTGGACTAGCCAAACGTGCTGGTATGTCTGTTGTGTGTGGTCATACGCACCGTGCTGGCTTGACACATTACACTCAGTCGTACTTTGGTGGCACACCTAAGACTGTATGGGGACTAGAGACTGGTTGCTTAATGGACTTTAAGTTTGCTAAGTATATTCGGGGGGGATTGTTTACGTGGCACAAAGGTTTCGGTGTCTTATACGTAGATGGAAATAAAGTTACACCACAGTTGGTTCCAGTTAATATGGATGGTTCATTTGTATTTGATGGGAAAGTGTGGAAGTAATTGGATTGGGACAGCATTGAGAAGTGGGACTACATTGTAACAGCGGTTGCTTCTGAATACCATAGGAAGTTTCCAATGGTAGAACTAGAGGACATAAAGCAATCGCTGTATCAATGGTTTACGGAGCACCCAAACAAACTTAAAGATTGGGAAGCGATAGGTGAGAAGGATGCAAAGAACTTAATCTATCGTTCACTTCGCAATGATGCATTAGATTATTGTCAGAAGTGGAAGGCTAAGTCTGTTGGTTATGACATTGCTGATTTACATTACTATGAACCAGGAATGATAGAGACATTACTTCCATCTGTATTACGTGGTGACTATGCAGTTACGCATAAATTAAATCTTGGATTTACAGGCAGGCCATCTGCTCCTGCTGAAGGTGGCAACCTAATGATTATGATGTTAGAGATTGATTCAGGGTACTGGAAGTTAGGCAAAGATGATAGAAGAATTATATTCTTACGTTATGCAGAGAACCTAGACTTTGGTGAGATAGCAAACTACTTAGAACTTGGTACTGACAGTGCAGCAAGAATGAGATTAAAGCGTGCTATACGCAGACTTGTCAACAAAATTGGTGGCTATAAACCATACAATGATGTTGACAGTTCTGCTGCCGAACTTCAAGAAGAAGAAGATTAGTATCCATTATCTGGATCAAAGTCTATCTCTCCATCAGTCCATAGATCTGTATCGCTATCGTTCATTGCGAACTCAGTCATTTCGTCTTCGTCATAGAACTCAGCGAACAGTTTCTTACCCTTAGATATAGGCAAAAAACCTACGGTTTTAACTACTTTTTCGGTGTCGTCAAACTCCGTAGTCTTTGGAAGATTATCTTTATCTTCCCATTTAATCTTAATGGTGTCAAGATTAAACTCCCATATTCCATCGGGTGTTGAACAGATATACACGGGGGTCTTACCAGTTATATTAGCCTGTTCAATTACAGTATCATACTTATATTTCTCTATAAGTAAATCGTCGTAGTGCGTATGCCTGCACTTCAACTCTATATATAGATCTTCTCTCTCTGACACGCAGTCAAAGTTTGAATACTCATCGCTAACCATAGTCAGGTCAGGATAGTATTCATCTTTAAGCATACTAAAGAGTTGTTCTTCGTTCATTATCCTCCTGTTGAATAGAACCCTGTCCCTTTGAAATGAACTGGGTTGGCTTGGTATTCTCTTGTCATTTCCCTATTACATTTCGGACACTCAACCAAGTCATCTCGTTCATCAACGCTACGACTTAGTTCTACTAGTGTTTTATCGTCAAGACATCGGTATGAATAGGTTGGCATTATAGTTCCTCACTATCTTCGGGTGTTGGTGCTGTTGCAAGAGTGCCACACAAGGCGCACTCCATATCTAAGAAATACATATCAATATCACCAGTCTCGTCGTCGAACATAACCTTTAAGTTCCAGATGTTACAACCGCAAGGACATATGGTAGTAGCACTACCTCTGATATCCATAGCAGATTTATAGTCTGGCTTAAGATCTGTTATAAGTTTCTTCTCGTTGATTAGTAATACCCTTTCTTAGTAAAGAAATCCCACGCTTTACAAGGCGTGTGATATCTGTTATAGATGTAGGAAAGTCCACGATCTATTTGTTGTGGTGCTGGTGTTTTAGGGTCGAGCCCTAATAATTGTGGAATACCACCAGCATTTTTGCCCATAACTTTTACTTTGTTGTATGCGTTGGGTCTCCAATTGCTTTCTTTAGTCCACAGTTTATTAAGGCACGACCATTGTTTATGTTTCCACTCGTATAGTTGATCTTGAGCGTAAGCCTTGCTATCCATTACTGTCCAACCTTCAGCAACATTCTCCTGTGTTGGTGTTGGTTGACCAGTTGGTGTAGCAAGTCTGATGCCAAGCATAAGTACTATACCTATACCAAGTATTAACACAAATATTCTTCTCATAATAAAGCACCTATGAAATATAGAATTAAAAGAAATAGCAGGGTGTATATAGGTGGGCTGCCACTTATGGTAAGCATAAGCGCAACCACTATATTAAATGCTATGAACTTTAATATTATATCTCTCCTCTCTAGATTTCTTGTGCGTCCACATCAGAACCAAGTGGCATCTCAAACTCAGATACTTCCCACTCCTGATATGGTGCTTCTATTGCTAGGTCAATTGCCTTGTGTATATCATACTCCGATACATAATACACTAGGGTTGCTGGTGTTTTAATTGTAATTCTATACTGCTTACTCTCCACTTATGCCTCGCTCTCTCATAGTATTACGAACCTTCGTGGCGAAGGCAAGTTTGTTTTTGTTGGTAGAGTTCTTCATCGACCTGCCTACCATAAGCAATCGTTCTCCTGCCATAGTACCACCATATATACCGAAGTATATTTGATCGCCACGCTTACCTAGTTCTAGGCAATTGTCTTTGGCTGGACAACTCTTACATATTGATAAGGCTACGATAGCCTTCTCTACTTCTAGTTTGGTTGCTTGCGAATTAGTATTAACGCTACTGTTTGGGTCGGTTAAATCTACCTCGCCAGCAAACCACAAGTCAGGGTCGTCGTGCTTAACACATAACCCCTTGCTTACATCTAAGTCTTTATCGTTAGATAAGTAAGTGTCAATAGAAGGTAGTGCCATTAGTTATGTACCCCATACTCAAATAGTATTCGGCTAACTGCCGAAGTTAATTCTGTTGTCATTTTTTTAATCTCCTCATCTGATAGGTGTTCGGTATCTTGCTTCCGTAAGTAAGAAGTCCAAGTATAATTCTCTAGCATAGTGTCCTCTCTATATTGGTGTAGGTGGGGCGAATACCCCACCCACAATTAACTAGTTTATTATGGGCGGAATACTACGGAAGTATAACCTTCTAAGCGTGAGTGTTTGGCGATTAAGCCCTTCTCTCCAGTCAAGTGTTGATACTTGCCGTTGCCTAGTGATACCCATACTGACTTAGGCTTGAACCTAGTCTGGTCTGGTAGTGCTTTAAGTATAGTTCCCTTAGGTTCATAGTCATTGATACTATCTACCTCAAATTGAACTGTCGCTAGTTCATCTGCTAGGTCTGCTAGTGTCATTGATATGCTAGCCAAGTAGTCCTCATATACTCGTGCTGTCGTGGTCATTGTATTACCTTTCATTAGTTATCCGCTTGGCAATTTACCAAGTGGTGTCTGTCGGTATCGATAGTGATTACTCACTACCAATTCTAGAAGTCAAGTGGTTCTCTACTATACCACTTGTTATCAAATCCATATTCATCTCTTATCATATTCTTAGCAGTAGGATTATAGCATAAGCAATCTAAGAATTGTGCCGAGCAATCAAAGCAACACTCACATAGCAAGCAGTAGAGTTCGCTCTCATATAAATCTATTAGCGCATTACAATTAGGACACTCGAAGGTATTATCCTCGAACCCATTACTATCTTGTGCTACTACAATATCATAAACGCTAGGTTCATATTCGTATGGCTTGACAATGGGCGTGGATTTATAGGAAGTATTACTCCACCATATACCCTTGTCGTCCCAACTACCAGCGTTCTCATTGATGATATACAATTTATACTTAGCACTAGGGTCATTGGTCATAACTGCTACCTTGCTACCTCTAGACCAAGCACTAAGTAAATCATAAACATAATCATCATCAAGCGCAGACACACCACCTAATCTTGGCAGTAATTCCTCTGCTAAGATACGAGTATCGCTGCGCTTATCATCTTTAGGAATTAGAATATCTAACACGCCATTGTGCGCTAAGTAAGTATCGTGCTCACCTGCTACCTTAAATGGGTGGCAGTTAAGTTCGTTCTTAACTCCGTGAGTAGCATACCTAGCGTGCCACATAGCGTAGCCATTAGGATACTGCTCTCTAAGTTCTAAGAACCTAGCGATAGACTTCTTAGCAGACATACTGCGTTCAGATATAATACCATTACCAGTATCTATTGCGAACCCAAATCCGTGTGGGTTCTTACAAGCACCAGTAGTAAGTTCATCTTTACTTGGTGTGGAATTAGGATTACACACCACTAATAAACACATACATAACTCCTCTCTTACGCATTGACTAACTCTTGATTATTGATTACTAACTTATCCACTCTACTCATACGAGTATAGAGTTCAGGATACCTACCATTGTTGGCTTGTATCCAATCAGCAAACCACTCCCAAGTTAAAGCACCCATTTTAACATCTGATAGGGTAAGTTCTCGGGTGTATTCTACTGTTGCGTGTGCTAATTGTATAGCACTAAGCACACCTTCGGGGTTGGTAGTCCCTCTAAAGAACCTAAGTTCTAGGGTGTGTTCGTTCTGCGTATTGACCGCAGAATATCTCTCGGTCATTGACCTGCTAGGGTGAGCGACCTTATGTTTAAGTGTGAAGTATGGTCTATCATACTCATCAAACTGCCACACATCATTGAACTTAGCATAGGTAGAACTTCTACCACCTAACTTCATCATCTTATCAGAGTTCTTATAGATTAAAGATAAGAACCTATGAGTGTGCGCCCCACCCTTGAAACCTTTACGGCTTATATGGATATGAAGTCCACAACTCTTAGCGTCCCAACTTCTAGCAGTATGAACCCTGCGTAAATAATCTAGGCTAGTCCACAAGTTCTTATGATTAGTAAAGAAGTCTAAGGTAGCGGGGTGAGATACCATTTCGAACCCACGATAACCGCCACTATTTATACTACTATCCTCTTTAAGATATACGAACTCGCCTAACATCTCTCTAATATAACTAGCACTATCGGATAAGTTATTATCTCTTATCTCCATCTCCAGTTCTATACCGAAGTGTAAGTTATTCTTATCATCACCATAGAATATAGGGTGTGGCTTGTAAGAGTAGTTGTTTATTAACCTGCTACCACTATCACACTCACACTCATCTCGGTTGTATTGGTCGCAACTGTCACACCAGTTAGCATTATCGTGGCAACAACCTTCACACCAATAGACACCGATATCTGCTACCTCATAACTGGAGTGGTTGTCCGAGTAAGTTTCCTCGCAACTCTCACACCAGAAGGTATAGTTATCAGCGCAAACCTCGCAATAAATACCATAACCATTAACATATCTACTGCCGTCAGAGTAATCGAACTCCTCGCAACGCTCACAATAGATACGACAATCCTCGCATAACTTCTCACCATTACGATTACTTGCTAAGTCATCAGGACTATGCTCGCTATCACAACTGGCGCAAGGAATTAACTCTACTTCATCAGACATAATTACTTCCAATCTGAATTAAATAACCCCATTTATCTAGGGTTATATTATCATAACAAGCGTGGCATAATAGTATATCATCTCCGATTATACCCTCACTCCACATTGGCTTGCTACACTCTAAGCATTTATCATCAGACATAATAACTCCTTAAGTTATCTGCGTTCTCTGAATAGTTTAATACTTCTTAGGGTGATAGCAATCACCGCTAACATAATCAGCGTTCTATGGGGTAGCCATATCTCACCGAAGTAAGTGCTTAGGTAGGTAGCAACACTATCTACGCTAAACTCTTGGATTATCTCCATTAGTTCTCCTTGTCCTTGTCGCAAGTGTGATAGATGATATCTACTTCAGAGTATAGTTTAGCACCACACTCTAAGCAAGTCTTATCATACTCTTTAGTATAATAACTCACGCTATCTCATCTCTCCTAATCTCTAATGATTAGGCTACCAAGCAGGGAAGGGAAGTTTGCCCTACTCGATAGTCCAAGCATTAAACCAATTTTACCATAGTGCCAAGTCTATCATAGACTTTAGCAATAGTGTTATCATAACTCTCAGCACCTTCTCCGTCAGCACCTTCTATCCATAGGATAGCGTTCTTGTATCTGATAGATGAACCTTCACCATTAAGCGACATAAGTAAAGCCGTTGCGTAATGGTCAGCACAACTAGCGATTATCCGACCTTGTGGGTCATAAGCGTCTAGTCTGAACTTCTTACCTTTAGCCATAGTATCACTCCTTATTGTAGTTCTAGCCTTTAATGGCTAGACCACCGAGCAGGGGAAGGAAGTAGAACCCTGCTCGATAGTCCAGTAATTATAGGTAAGGCAACGCCTTAACTTGATTATCTCTTACGAACTTCTCTATCCGTTCTTGTAGTGCGATTGCGTGTTCATCTTGTCCAATAACTCCCCGAGTTAATGGTATCACCTTGCGACTAGAACGCTTAGCCTTAGCCTTGCGCTTAGGTTTAACGACCTTACTAGTCGGGTCGATTACTATCACTTCACCATTACTTCTAGTAATGGTAATCGGTGAAGGTATCTGCCGAGTGTTCATAGTTCTATTCTTTAGCACCTTGCGGGGTGCGGTCATAATTGAACCCATTTTATCTCCTTCGAATATCGGACACCTTGTCCGAAGTGGATAAGCGGGGAGTTGAACCCCGCCTACCCGCCCCCAACTTATCCGATTTACAAGGTCGAACTCGCAGGGGGTTAATTTATTTTATCGAGTGATTAACGAGATTTACTGGGTTCGAAGGTTCTATCTGATAGGGTCAGACAACTGAACCTAGAGCAGAATTACAAGAACCCCGAAGGGTTCAAACTCTCTCGGTGAAGGGCTACGACCTTCTCGGTTTTGCTAGGTTCTTAACTAGTTGCCTAGTCGAACTTTATCCGAGTTGGTATCCGTTCCAACCGATAAGAGAATTGAACCATAGTTCGGAACGAACCACAACGGACAAAATAGGACAAATTGAAAAATCTTTTGTGAATTGGCTCACACTATTTCGGGGGTTAAATGAACAATAGGTGAACACTTTTAGGTTCTCGGCGTGTCGGTTTGACTTATCAAAACAAGTGTGCCCTCGAACAAATGTTCGAATATGCTTGTCCTGAACCTATCGAACAAGTGTTCGAATACCCCCCCGTAAAAGTTATCCACAGGTAGGCAGATAGTTATCCACAGGGTTTAGGTTTTTTGATTATTAGACACGCCCGACCCCGTTGTGGGCTATCCACAGAAGTTATCCACAGGTCAAAATAGGTATCGATAAGTCTATAAATCTCTTTATCGACAATTTATTTGACCCAGACTTCTTTAATTTTCGCACAGTAATATATATATGTCTTAGGTAATAACTTTATGTTAGGCCCCTAATATATATACAAAACGGACATTTATAAGAAATATCACCCTAAGTTGTTCGTTTTTCAGTTATTCACAGGTTATCTATATATGTAATATAAAATCTTTTATATAGGGAGTTGTCTCCCTTTAATTCCGACAACTCCTATTAATAGTATATATATAATTATATATATAATGGGATAGGTCTGCCGTTAGGCGGCTACCGTTAGATTAGTCTTAGGGGCGTTAAATGGCAAAGCAGAACCTTACCAAGGAAGAGGCCCAGTACAAGGT